TGGGTAAATCGTAATGGTGATGGTCATTTGTGGTATCTTTATCCAGTATATTATTTTATTTAACGTTATGTTTACACATCTAATAAGATAATTGACTTTGTTACTGATTATTACGAACCAAGTAATTCTTTAATCAGTAATCGAACATTCTTTTATTAAAGCTTGAACTTAAACAGCAACTTTGTAAGTTCTTTTAACTTTCTTGTAAAGGTTTAAAGGATTGAACTGAATGATTTCATCAATTGCTCTTTCAAGTTCTTCTGCTTTCTCTTTCTCAGTCATTCCATCAACGTAATGTGAAACTCGATCTAAGTAACCACAAGTATTGTAACCTTTCTCAATGTCGTAATTGAACCAGGAATCGAAGTCATCTAATGGATCAAACGGATTGTCAAATGTTGTTAGAGCAACATGTGTTTCTGTAATGGTTTCGTTTGCCATCTTAAATCACTTCCTTTCCTTTAAGATACTTGCTAATTGTAGATGTTGAGAAGCCAGTCTTTTGAGCAATCTCTTTCAATGTGTAGTTAGAAGCTGACAAAGCTTTAATCCTTGCAACCTGAGCTTTACTTGGAGATGTAACAGCTTTAGGCATAGCTCTTTGTCTGAGAGCATCGATGTCTGTGTTGTTTAGGATTTGCTTAAGCTTACTATCACTTATGGCTCCAGCTTGAATAGCCTCCCATTCCTTGTCTGTAATCTCTATGTTACGCTCGCTTCTCTTGACTGCTCCTACTTCGCTTCTATACTTAGATATTGAACGCTGTCTAAGCTTACGCAGGTCTTCCTTTTTCATATCAGGGTTGGTACTTGTCTTCTCCTGTATCTCAGCATTAGCCCTACGCATAGCCTCTCTCTCTTTAGGTTGGTTACGCTTAGCCTCTTTAAGTTTAGTATCCAGAGAGTCTACTTCCACCTGGTACTTCTTACGGGAGGCGGTGTTATAAGATATAGCCTGGGTGGATGCTATCTCAAGACGTGCTTTATTAGCCATGTTTTTCATATCGTTAGCATACTCCGCGTATACCAGCTCCATGGGGTGCCTCTTGGAGGATACCAAGGACATAGCATCGTCCGTCTCGGCCATCTTTGTACTTGGCTGGGTGCGTTTCTTCACTTTATACTGTATAGTACCAGTACTGTCAGTAAATGAAACCTCCCCTGTATCTGGATTAATATGCTCTACTGGATAATATCGCTTTGATGCTTCTTTATCCTTGGGATCATATTTTATCTTCTTACCATCAGTAGTTGTTATTTCCACCATACCGGTCTTTTTATTTTTCCCTTTATCTGCATAATATAAATTATCTGCAGTCTTCCATATTTTTGCACCATCTGGTTTGGTAGGATCATAATCTTTAGCACCTGGAATATTAACATGGGGTGAACCCTGGCGTTTATTGACCGATGTTTCTCCTTTTGCACGGGATAATAAAGTAGATGCACCACCGATCTTAATATTGCCGTCGGCATCTACTGATCTTTGGAACTCAGCTTTTAAAGCCGAAATATTATTTTCAACTTCACTAGCTTTATAATCCAAATGATGTTTCTCTGCATCAATAACAACCATACTATGTCTTACTGCACGAGCTAATTTTTCTTCAGATGCTCCACCGAGTGTCATATCAGTAATGAGATTAGAAATAACACCCATTTGTTTCTGAGTATCTTTCATGATCGGATACTCATGACCGTCACGAGTGTAATGTTCTACACCCTTTGAGTCTACAGTTTTTGTTCCGCCATAGGATACTTTGGGATCAAAGCCCTCAAGACCTTTCAATGGACGCTTGTTCTTAATTTTAACCTTACCAGCAGCATCATTGGTTGGAATACACATTACAGTATCACCATCGAAATCGGCTCCTGACAACTGATCGGCAATCTTATGATTAATTCCAACAGCATCTACACTTTCTGGTGAAATAATACTCTTTCCAAGTTTGTTCTTATTGTTTACTGTAAGGATTGGTATTTCAAATATACCACCATGTGGATATCTAATAAGAGCTAGCTGTGTTCCATTCTCATAATTTGGGGCATATATCTCATTATCTTTCAGTGTGTTCACTGGAATAATAACATGATATCTCTGACCAGGAAGAGCTGCTGCTTTCAGATGAACAGCTGCAGAATCGCAACTGTCTGCAAATTTCTCAAGCAAATGTTTTTTTATCGTAGGGTTCTGCAGACTGCATATTTCATCATACTCTGCTACTCTGTCTGCTTTAGCGAGTCCCAACTGTTTCTTTGCCATTGTAACAGACTGTTTACTCAGAAACTGTGAAGGTAAGGCATTAGCCCATTCAGTCCAATCGCCTTCGTCGGCTCTTTTATTAATAAGTCCAAGCTTCTGTTTTCCGGTCTTTTCGTCTGTGTACCAATATTGTCCACCCTGATCAGCATCTTTGATTAAGGATCCAAATGGATTTTCAGGATCAGCTTTTATCTTCTTGAGAACATCACCTTGCGGAGTTCCCTTTTTCTTATTAGTATTAAATACTACATCAACACCGTCAGGCATGTTGTCAGAATATACAGCCATGCCTTTCAGATAATGAGTACCGTCAACCATAATACGAACCTGTGCATATTTGGAATTTCCAAGTGACAAATCCTGAACTCCTCTTCGAAGCTCAATAATACCGTCCTTATCAATACCGTGTGCTCCATCTGGTCCTACATCTTCTGCATATCTGATCTGTAATCTCTTAGAATCAAGTGATTCAGGATATGTAAATTTGCGATGATACGTTTGTCCATCGTCATTAGATGTATAATCGGTAATTGTCTTTACTTTTGTGTAATCATATATTTCGTTGTTCTTAGTCCCAGGAAGACAAAGTACTTTCTGATTGGTCTGCTGATTAGCATTTGTTGGTTGTGGAATACCACCGCCATAAATAGGACATCCTTCGGCTTTCTCTAAATAATCAAGAGCCGTGTCAAGTCTTGTTCTCGAAATTCCAAGTTCCTGTTCAACACCGGCACCAACGTCGATCATACCTTTTTCGATAACCTGATCCCTCAGAAAATTTACAGTATCCATAACCTGGTTCATTCTATCTTCAGAAGATGGATTTAACAGAGATCGTACCGTCGATTCAGGCAGTCCCATTTTTCGTCCGATCTCGGTAGCACCCAGACCATCTGATTTAAGACTCTTTGCAGTCTGAACCTGATCCAAACGCTTTTCGTAATTAGCCCATGACACCTGCCTGCGATATTCTGAAGAAGTAAGTCCCATTTCTTTATATATAGCTTTCTCACCAGTATATTTTTCGCCTGTCTTCGGATCAGTCCAGCTAAAATTGGAATCTTTCTTTTCCTTAATACGTGCGAGAAAATCGCTTCCGTGCTGATAAGGGTTTTCTCCACTGCCGTACGGATATCGACCGCTTCGACGCGGCATTCCGTAATGTTCTAGTTCTTCTCCAAGAGTATCAGATATGCCATAATATTCTGAAATCTCTTCCGCCACTTTACTTGAAGAATGTTCTACTACATCTTGTGAAATATCAATGGCATCTTTACGTCCATAGTAGGACATTATTTCTTCTGCTATAGGATTCATCGCAATTCTCCCTCATGAATTTGTTCCATCATTCTGCTGTGTTGAACTATACAATCCATAACCGGTAAAATATCTTCTGCTGTTGGCTCATCATGAATGATTTCTTCATTTTGGTAAATTCGAAGCTCTACATCGATATCGCCTGGTTTGATTTTATATTCCAAACAAAAAAGAGCTGCATATACTAATAGCTGCTCCATTTTCGCTGGCTGAGTTCCAGTCTTCAAATCATGAATTCTCAAAAAGTTATTTCTAAAAGAAATAGCATCCGCTGTACCGAAACAGTACGGGGAATAATATAAGATCTGCTCTGGTGTCAGCTTATACCCAATTCCGTCATTTACATAATTACGAAGATTTTCGTAAATTCGATCCATGTCAATAACGTTTCTCGGAATACCGTCACCAAGTAGATGGGATAACACGGTAAGTTCATCATTTTTTTTCAGCTTCAGTCCATTAGCTATCAATGTCTCAGCTAATTCATGTAACGATGTTCCCATAGACTGAGCATAGCTACTCACATATTTTTGATACAACTGTTCATTATCGTATCTCAACCAATATGGCTGACTTGGAGCAAGTGTAGCATGTTTACCTCTTAGCTCTGGATGCTTTTCAAATATCAATGTAGTGTCCTCCTTATACTTTGAATTTCTTATGAAGCTCTGCCAAAACTTCTTTTTCATTTTCTGGATATACAAATGTTGCATATGACATTCGATTCATCTTGTCTACATAGTAGTTCTGATTTGGTCGATGACTCGCGTTTTTGCTTTTCTTAACTTCTAATGCAGCCCACTTGTTTCCGCAGAAAACTGTTAGATCCGGAACACCCTGTAAATATGTCGGATCGTTTTTCAGTACCATACAACCTGGGAATTCGTTTTTGATTTTACGAATAAGCTGTGACTGAAATTTACTCTCTAACATGTAACCACCCTTTCTTTATATATGGACCTTGTAGGTATCGAACCTACGACCTATCGCTTATGAGGCGACTGCTCTACCACTGAGCTAAAGGTCCGAAAATATAAATCAGAGAGAAAAGAGCATGTCTGCAAACCGTTTCTTATTTGTGTTCGAAAATTGTATTTTCAGTTACTAAAACGGGAGACATTGAACCCTTTCCTCATAACAGGCTATGTTTTACAGACGCTCATTATAGGGCTGTTATTTTAGGATAAATGGCAAAAAAAGAGTGCTTGTTTATTTAGCACCCTTTCCAAAATATCAATCTGTCAATTCAAAACTGAATCCATCTCTTGTATGGAATGATCTTCTGTTTATACATCGGCTGATACATGTTCGACTTATGTTCATCACTTCGGAGCACTCTTTTATCGAGTTGTACTCTTCGCCGGTTTCTATACATCTTATTTTTTTTCTCAGACTATTGCTCTCCGATCGAATATCACTAATCGTTTTCCATTCCAAATTATCAGCTTCAGATTGACTTTTATCTCTTTTATGAGAAATGACCATACCTTCAGAATATCCATCTACAAACTCATTACCGACAAGTGTTCCAACATTACGAGTGTACTGTTTTCCTTCTTTCACAAGACTCACTCGTTCATAGCCTCTATCCGAAATATAGGTCTTCATCAGTTTACCCGTTTCATGGTTACGAATATTTCCTTTGTTACTAATATCGTATCTCGGCCATTCCTTACTATGATGCCATTCTTCTTGATCCATTGGACTATACCTCTCTTTCCCGAATCAGCGACTACAAGCTACCGATCTGAAAATATCAATTACTTCGTCAACTCTAAGGTGCTGCACTGTAAAGCTCGTGCGATTCTATCAACATTGTATGCACTCGGAGTAGCTTTGGCATTTACATATTTGTTAATAGTAATTATTGATATACCACTCCTATTAGCTAGTTCTTCTTGATTCCATGCCATGTTATAAATTTTCTTCCGTATATTCATGGCCAACCGTTCTCTATAATCCTGTTCAGAAATATCAATAGCTTCAGAATTATCTGCATTCCTACCTAACGGTCTTAATCGTTCACCGATCATATCAAACGCCCAGTATGTACGGTCATCTAATCTTACCGTGATTTCCATCTGTCCACTCGGATACCAATCTACTGTACGTTCTGCATAATTCGGATAATGACTTGCATAGTGCTCAAACACTGGTGTCCAATAATCTTTTGCCTGTTTCATACGGTTTACCTCCAAAAACAAAAAATTTCGTGTTATATTTTATTTAAGGTTACAATTAAACTTTTCTTTAATTTTTTTAAACAATTGTTTAATTCTGCTCTTATGGGAATATAAGAATAATAAATTTTTTCGAAAAATAGGCGATTTTTGATTTTTTGTAACACGAAAAATACCTTTTTACCCCTAAAATACCCCATTTTTAACCTAAATTAGCGATTTTTCACTATTTTTGCCCGAATTTCCGTATTACAATAATTCGTCAGATTATTTTTTGTAATACAATAATTCCCTATTTTCCGTATTACAATAATTCATTTTTGATTTTTTGTAATACAATAAATACCCATTTTCGATTTTTTGTAACACGGAAATTCATTTTTTGTAATACGGAAAATCAGTCTAATTATGCTGCAAATCATACAGATCTGACTCCCCAACAGCAGACATAATGACCCCTTTTCGAGCAATTTCAGATATAGGTTTTCCCACTTTTTTGCTTATCTCTAGCAACATATCATACTCGTCATCACTTAAACGAAATGTGACAGTCTTTCTTCGAGCCATCTCTTTTAGTGGTCTTCCACGTTTCACCGGTATCACCTCCTTCACCCATGATAAAAATATAAAGACATAGCCATATCAAGCTTATTTGTTACCATATTGACAAATTATGAAAATTTTGTTGATGCACTTTCCAAAATCGCTCAAATTGTTCATTAGTCATTGTTTTCAACTTCTTTACGTTGAGCCAGTGCATATAATCTTCTTCTGGAAGAATGTCTTTTACAATCATAAACATTGGCTCGACATAATCTTTTTTTGTAGTCCTTCTTGTAAAAATGTGATACAATTTATATCGTCTAGTCGGCAAATTATCGAACCCATCTGGTTTTTCTCCGATGCGATCATCCCATCTAAATCCGTTCAGATTGTAATAAATCTCGCACAGCTCATCTGTAGTAAGGCTGTTTAATTTTAAAAATAAATCCTTATCCATCTCTTTCCTCTTCTCAATTCGTTCATTTCCTACTTCACCGCAACTCCTGTAAAATCTTTTTATGCTAGTCTTATTTCTTCCTATAATAAGTACTGAAAATATAAATCTCCTTTCACATCCAAGCCCAAATTACAGCTGTGGTAATTCCAATAATATGAAGTATAAACCAAACCGTATAGAAACCTACTATACAAGGCGAAGCATCATCATCCATATCACTAAGTCTATCAGCGAAGTATTTCCAAATAGCACCGTAAATACAGATGCCAATCACAAAGGTGGCAATCCGTATTCCCAACTTTATACTATCCATAAAAATATCAATCCTTTCTGAAAGTTATTTAATCAATTTCTCATGTAACCACAACACAAGCTCTTCAATTGTATTACCTGTTACCATTTCAAAACTACCGTCCTTGAGTTCTGTAAATATCTGTTCGGATTCATATTCGTCTATTAAATCCGCCACGTTCAAATTATCAATGTTATTAACTTTGAGAAACGATCTAATTCCTTCTTTTAATTCATCTTTCATAAAAATATCAAACCTCCAGTCCGTTATGAATGTCTTCTAAAATACACATATCAGTATAATAATTCTGAAGCTTCGAGAACATCCTTATGAATCTACCTCTCTTATATTCATGAAATAGTTCAACGGCTTTCTTCTTATCCTGTTCTCTCAGCCATGCTGAATTCAGATATACAACACCCTCGTTAATAGCGACATTCCATTTCCAAGAACCATCATCGCTCTCGAAAATATAACCGCCCTTAGTAACTGATGAAAAGAACTGGTATTTCTCTTCAGGAGCACTTATACGACCATGAAATTCTTTTACCTCACCATCAACAAATCTGTACAACCACGCTTCTCCTTTATCTATGTATTTCATAAAAATATCAATCCTCCAGTTCAATGTAGTATGGACAATCAATACATCTCTCAGATAAATATCCCGTCATCCATGTACCGCCTACCCATCCGCAACAATTTTCAAATATAGCATAGCCCTCTTTTTCTCGCTGAGTGTAACATACGTCGTATGAATATCGCCTTTTAAGACTTTGTAGTAATTCTTTTATTTTTCTGTACATCTATCCCCATTTCCTTTCTAACCAATTCTTCATGCAACAGTCTCTCGAAAATATCACAAGTTTCTATAAATTGACTTGCTAATATAATAAGCTTGTCAGAATCAGGACAAGAATGCGATGTTTCTCTAAATCTTTTTCTAATATCCTTGGATCTGTCAAGCTGATTTCTCAATTTTGGAAAATCACCGTTGACATATGAACTTACACACTCATCCAACATATTATCCCGTTTATTCATTAAATGAATCAATTCTGTATCTTGTGAAAATATACCCATGTAACACCACCCTTTCTACAAAGATAAAAAGAACAGGAATCCAAGTACATTTAACCTTAAATTCCCATTCTTGAAATTACTCTCCTTTACTATGCTTTTCTTTAACTTTCTTTACTAATTTATCTACTATAGGATTGGTTATCATCCCTATAACCATTCCACCGCCAAGTATCAATGCACCTTTAATCATACCTTTACGGTACATTTCGGCACCAAAATTGATCAATGCGGTTTCGTGGGTTTCGAATAATTCACCAATCTCCTTAGCATTGTCCATAGTCATAATTGTAAATTTTGTCATAATAAACACCATCCTTTCATAACAGCCCATGATTATCCCGCGACAAAAAAGAGTCCAAGCCGTTTCCGACCTAGACTCCTTGAATCTGAAAATATCAATGTTACTTCTGGTTCTTACCGCCACGAGTTTCTCTTACTGTCTTCTTTCCATCATAATATACGATTGTGATTTTCATGTGTCTCACCTCCATTTAAGTGAAATCCATTCTACCACAAATATAAATTAATTCAATACTTGACATGAAAGCCGTTCTCAGATACTTTCAAACAGAAAAACAAAGGGGCAAGTATATCACCCCCCCCCTAAGAAATTACTGATAAATGTAAATCTCATAAACATCGAGATTGTCATTATCATAAAGGTCAACATTGAACTTCATACCCATGCATTCAAATGGATAATCTTCATATTCCTTCTCGCCATTTTCGAGCAATAACGTAGTAGATCCTCCCTCAGGAAAACCTATAGTTATACCCCAATTAAGCGGGTTTTTAATGAAGTTCACTTGAAGTATAAATAATTCTCCAGTGTTGTCAACCTCTAATCCGATGTTTACGAAATCAGATTTACGACTCACCTGAATTCCTCTAATATTCTTGTTCATACAAAATCCTCCTTTGATTTATTTCATAACATAGTAGGATTCTAACGCGATTTTCAGTAACCCCTGTACGGAGGATATCCCTCTACTTTATAGAAATCCATGGTACCATTCTGGAAAAGCTTCTTGGTTTTACATCTGCCGTCTGGATACTCTTCTGGATCGGGAACATCACGTTCACATCGCTTGAAATATGGACAAGTAAGACATTCATGTAATCTTACAAGATCATTTCGATATATTGTTAATTTCTTCATAAAAATATCACTCCAATCTCTGACCGCATTTACTGCAGAAGTGATCAATAGAATCAACAATCATGTCACATTCCGGACATCTATAGCTACCGTCAATGTAGTGTTTCTTTTTCACAAACATGTTTCTTCGCCTCGATATGGCACATTCATTCAGCCAATCTTCTGTAACATTAATAATTGCATCTCCGTTCAGCATATCGATATTACCATCGTTATTCAGAGTCATTCCACGAATCGGTATGTCACATAAAGCTATCTGTAGCACTAACTGAGCCTCATCAACCAGTACCCCGTGTTCTTTCATATATTCATTATCGAAATATTTACGTCCAGTTGTAACTTCACTAATAGTAACAGGATACGGAATATTAATCTCCATCTCTTTAGCCTGTTTATACACACAGTCTGCCTGACGTTTCGTAGCCACCAAAATATAGCTACCAGTTTTAGCCGATTCCATAATCGTTCTCGCTGTTTTTCCACTACGTCGTGGACCTATTGTAATTTTCATCTTAATTCTCCTTTTTAAATATAACTATACCAATTTTCTACCCCACCAATAATATTCACCATCTCCGAAATATCATCTGTAACTTGCTCTCTTTTACAAAAATCGCACATGTTCATATCCTCCTTGAAATATTAATACCATAACCTAACATAACGTAATCGTAAATATAAGGCAAAAGAAAGAGCCCTAGTTATAAGGCTCAATCTCCTTTCTGATATAAGATTTGATTCTTGAAATAGTTTCAAGTTCATTACACAAATCCTGTTCTCTCTTATCTAGCATACTCATGCATTCAGCTAGATCTTTCTGTTCGGATCTGATTATAAATGCTTCCATAGTCCCAACCGGCATATCAAAGACAAGTTCATCTAACGACTCAGGCTTAATCGCATAGCATAAAGATTTCTTTACGCTATTACTAAGCCGATCGTCAAAATCCCATTCATCTTCGGTAACACCATTAGTAATGAAGGCTTTTAATTTCCCTTCTCTGATCCATTTACTCACAGTAGATCTTGACACCTTTAACAGGTATGCTACCTCGCCTGTAGTGTAATAATCTCTCATAATAAATTACCTCCTAAATTATAATCTTTTATCATAACAGCCCATGATTATCCCGCGTTAAAAAGAAAAGAACCCAGGCATTATGCCCGAGCTCCCATAACATACTCTACAATTTTGTCTTCATCTTCTTCCTTTATAAGGCTACGTAAAATATTTTCATTTACGGATGTTTTCAATGTTTCATAACCATCGTAATCAGCGATATGATAATCATATCGCTCATCGAACTCCTCAATATAAAGAGCTGCGTAATCGCCGTCTGCTTCCTCTCCTAATCGTTTTATAACTTCGATTAGAATTGGATCGCAACGATTGAATCCGTATCTCGTAATCTTGTTTCCTCCGAGTTCACGATATAATTCAATTGCACATTCTGATAATCCAAAACACCCATAGCATCCGTTTAATACTATTTGTTTCATAATCTCGTCCTCCTATAAATGAATATTTTGTATAGTTTTCATAACATAGTAGGATTCTAATGCGACCTATAATATATTTTCGGAATTCTCATCACCAAATAACCAATTAGTAACAGTCTCCATCGCCCGTGTAGAGTCAAAGGTACTACCAGCGGCTTTAGGATGACCACCACCTCCGTAATTATGAGCAATTTCTGTCCCAAGATTAATGTCGTCACGAATACTACGATATGATACTCTGCCGTTGGAAATATCAATCATAGCAACATAAGCCAGATCTGGATTCATCTCACACAACTGATTACCAAGCTCACTGAAATATCTCTCAGCAAATACAATACCATATGAATTACCCAACTGGTCTGTAAACTGCTTTATCTGTTTGGCTTTCTCTTCTACGTAAATATCAATGTCTTGCTGCTTCTGATCAAGTAAGAGCATATCTGTTTCTGAGAACCATTTGTCCTGATGTAATGGTGAAGTGCCAAACATGATACGCTTCATAGCCCAGTCAATAAATTTCTCCCTGCCGTAAATATGGAAAAGATCGTTCATCTGTTTGCTGATAAGTCCTTTATCGTCAAGTTCTTTCCACCGCCATGTATCATAATTTCTCACAATATCGACAAACTGTATTATTTTCCCCCTTACATCTGGAGTGTAGATATTGAGGTATTCCGGCCATAAAGCATAAACACAAAACAACTCTGTCCCGCATGTCTTGATGATATTCGGCAAATATATATCTTCCTTTATCATACACCAATCGTATTTATTCAAGAACAGTGCTGTACCATGATGATCGAACAACTGTACTCTCCGGTCTACTCTATCCAAAATATCAATCATGTTAGCTACTGAATCTGAGACAGAAATATCGGTGATGAAGATTTGGTTATAACTCCGGTACAGATCACAATCCTCCATAAATACCTCTACTTTATCGTCTATATCATCATAGTTACAGTATTCAACATCTACGTTCTCTTTTCCAAATGCTAAATATGCCAGAACAGCACATCCAATACCGTCTAAATCTGTGTGTGTAAATAATTTAACTCTCATAAAAATATCATCCCTCCGTAATTTTATTACAATGTTTTCTACTACGTTTGGTAAAATACATATAATGTTTCATTCTACAATCTTTCTTGTCTGCACCATTATGTAAATAGGAATTCCGTGCTTTTCTCTTTTTGTTTTCAGATGCCATAAAATATCATTTCCTTTCTTATCCTTTCTTATTAAAACAGCGTTCCAAGCAATCGATAGCAAATAGTAAGTAATATAATGACTCACCATTCCCAATTCACGATAGAATATCCCATATGAATCAGAATCAATTCCTCAACAATAAGTATCATTGTACTGATAATAAATCTAATAACGTGCATCCTGTATCTCCTCTTCTATATCATGAATAATGGTGTCTAAATAATGAAATAAATCTTTCCATTCACCTGCTATGAAGAAATATAAATGAAACAAATTTTTAAGCTCTTCTTTTCTCTGTGAAGCAACACCTGGCTTATGTGCTTCAGTTAAACAGTTATTAGCTCTCTTACTATGTTCCATATACTTACAGAGCATCTCATTCCTGACCAGTCTCAGTCTTCTCAGATTTTCCCGCGTCACGTATAAGCACCTCCGCTTTCATTCTCATAAGTTCATTTACAGTGATTTTTCTTTTCTGAAGCTCCTCATCTAGTTTATTGATTTTGGAAAGCTCATTGTCCATGAAAATATCAATAGCTCTAACCTTATTTACTTCATCAAACCAAACATTACGGTTATACAGAACACCAGGTTTCGGATCACACTTTAAAACACGAATAATATCGCCATTTTTATTCAAAACTCTGAATATAGCCTGATACTTACTCCTAACAAGCAGCTCTCCCTCATATTCCAGCAGTTTCCCTCTGTAAAAGTTGTATAAATATACTTTCAATATCATTTCCTTTCTTATTATAATACAGTCATCGCAAGCAACCGGTAGCAAATAGTAAGTGATATGATCAGCCACCACTCCCAGTTCGAAATCGAGTAACCCATATGAAAGAGCACCATAGCTTCAAACAGGACTAATGATCCATCGCATATAGATTTCAAAACCATAGACGAGTCCTCATTCATCAGTTTCGGAATATCAATCTCTTCGATCTCTTCGATCTTCTGTGGATCACTATAGTACTTATACAAGCTACGAAGTTCTCTTTTTGCACCCCATTTTGTATAGCACGGATTAGTTACGGTATACCAGGAGCCAAGCAAATCATCATATTCTTCCCCGAACCAGCAATGAAAATGCTGGTTATGCTTCACTCTCAATCTCATTCCTGCTCCTCCCGATCTTTTTCGATGTAAATACGAATACTAGAATCTGTGCTGATTGCTCTAAGCTTGTAAACTTCAGACTGTAAAATATCATCTGATAATACTTTTAACGCTACGTTGACTGTTGACGAGAAACGACTATTTGGTGTAGACATATAGATAATGACATCTTGTGTGAGGGGCATATATTTCAAAATATCAATAACTTTAAGAGAGTTGGATTTTGTCTTTTCTTCCTCAATGATGTCAGCCTCTACATTAGCAAACATAGCCAGCGGATCCAAAACCTGCTTTGTATAAAACCATAATGTGTTATTGCAGGGAACTTTTGGAATATTGGTACACCTTACTTTCTTAACTGCTTTTCCATCCTCGTCAAGTAATTTCAAATATGTAGTACCCGGCTCCCAAAAATCTCCATCATAATATGCGTCTCTGTAATACAATAATGCCTTATACTCCTTAACTGTAGTTCTATCTTCTCTAATATAAGCCCATACTGTCCCTTTACATTTCATAATTTAGTTCTCCTTTCCAAAATAAAAAGAGAAGCCCTTAATTAGACCTCTCCTATCAGTTAGATTTTGTTAATGATAATTCCATGAAAATATCAATCCTCTGTTGTCTTCTTTCTTTGTCTACCTGCCTGTTTCTTAGGTGGTTTCTGATTAGTATATGAATTTCGAATATCTTTCACTTCATTTCGTAAAGCATTGACAGTATTATTAAAGTTTTTACGAATATCCTCATAGGACATTTTCATCCATTCTTTTCTCTGAGCACAATCTTCCGGACTTCCTGATCGCATGTATTGCCGATATTCAAATATCATTTTATCTAAAGCCTGTTTTCTTTTTACATCAGATAGGCTGTCACATAGTTCTACTACAGTTTCCATTTCGTCAAACGTCATCATAAAAATATTAATCCTCCTCTACTAAAATAGTATTTTTCACTGGAATATTCATATAAGTAGAAATATCTACTCCACACAAGCCGATACAATCACGACACGGATCTAGGTCTAATTCCACAGTCGAGCCTTTCAATATTTTTTTTATGTCTTCTCTATCAAGAGTTATTAACAGCCTCATACAAATATCAATCCTCCTGTTCTTTAATAGCTTCATCTAATAAGTCACGTAACTCTCGGATCTCCTCAAAAGACAGATGAGCAATATCCCATTTTTCACCATCTTTATAACATGGATCTTTTATCGCAATACCTATAGGTTTGTCTGTTTTTATATCATCCATATAGCCCACACAAATATTTGATGTTGCAAATAATCTTTTTATAATCTCAGTCCTCACTTTTTATCCTTTATCCATCTATGCAGTTCTTCAGTTGTGATAATATAACCTGGTCTTTCCCAATGCAGGACATATTCAAAACTCGGTGAATGAGCCATACCAAATAACACTTCGATCTTATACAACCAACTGTTACCGTTCCATTTGGTCCATTCTTTCCATAAACGAAATCTGGATCTCATAAATCTCATAATTATCGATTCCTTCCTATAATTCGTATTTATATGCCCTATATTTATCATACGTATCATAAATCAGCTTAAGCATTTTCTCTTTCTTTAGATCTTCATCACAACCAAAATCAAATCTATTAGCTACAGGGATTATACCTGCTATGGTTGTAGGACTCTCCTTAATATATTGTTGTATAGACGTGCTACTATACAGAAAAGTATAGTCATAGAGACACTCTTTACAATATTTATTGGCTTTCTTCAATTCGAACTGAAAAGCACGATATATAGTTGGTTTAATCGAATATTCAACACCATCTATATCATACTCTTCGATTACAGGAGTATCACTACTACCCTCATCATGCCAATGTGTTGTACAATATATTTCAGCATCCTGAAGAGTACTAAATATAGCGTCAATAACGCGATCTTCATGCTCTCCACGAAATATAACATACACTTTACTCATCGTGCATCTCCTCCTCAGGAATTTCGAAACTAGCTTTATAGCAGTCACTTAAATATGTTCTATATACTGCTTTCATACCTTCACTTGCCTCATTCATTGCCTATGCCATTTTCTTGTCATAATACGTGTTTCGAATTCTAACTTTATTATTATATAAATCTGAAATAACCGAATCATCCATAAGCGGATAATATTTACCGATAAATATTTCAGCATCTCCATAACCAGCTGCAGAAATTTGATTAAGCAATCTTCGTAATGTATCAACTGTAAATTGTTTTTTCATATTTAAATAGTCTCCTTTCCAAATATCTTCCTATACTCATCAGCCATTAATTGCATAAAAATATCAGATCGAGATTTACCGGTTTTCCTGCTCAGTTCCGATAACATATACAATTCATCTTCGTTCAACCGTATCCTAAGTCCATGCCTCTTAGCATTTGGTTCTTTAGGACGTCCTCTTCTTCTAGTCAAAAATATCAATCCTCCCATTTTGTAATCTTATCTAATGTATTTAATAGTTCGTTTCTACGGACAAACATTTCGGTAACTAACTTGTCCTTTCTCATCGACTACTATATTATTTTCTAATTTATTTAATCGGATCATCTCCCTTTTCTCATCAGGTGTTAAAAGATTTGAATGTTGCAAGAAATTAATAAGTGATAAATTAGAATGTTTGAACAGATAACCGTATTCTATAATTATATCTTTTCTTATATCTGGCTCATTTTTATCTGGATTTAGATGCATGAAAGCCAAAATATCAAGAGCACATTGGTCGCATAAATCAGCTGATAAAGCAAATTCGCATCCATTTAACCCACGTATATGCAGTTCTCCAACCTCTTTTCCTTCATACTTACATCTATTTTTTCGATTTGGGGTATAATACTTACCACATCTATCACATTTCTTAGCATCGCTCATATTACTCATTCTCCTTTCATAATATCTGCTATTTATTGGATATCCAATAAATATAAAAAGAAGAGCCTAACCATTTAGATTAAGCTCTTTTCTGACTAAATACCTGTCTCCCATTTTTGAGGTCTATGTGTTTCCTGATTTAAAGGCTCTCCGATGCAATCACGGCAGGGTCTTTTATTAGCAGGCATAAAATAGTACCGGCAAGTTTTACAGTATAGACCAAAATATAAATCTTTTACATCAGTGTTCTCCAAATGCCTTTCACCACCTTTACCATGTGTTTGGCGTATTAGTCGCAATTGTAAGTATTCGTAAATTCCTGTCATAGTGATATACCTGATTAGATAGCCGATCTTCCAAAGGCACTTCGCTTACGTTTATCTTAGCCACCATTAGTGCAAGGTCTTCAGGGTTACCCATTTCTGCTGAGATGACAACAACTTCGTGAATACTCGATGGAAGAATATAAAGATTGCTTTCCATTTTTTCTGCCAATTCGTGTAATTCATTTTCATAAAGAATGGAAGAAGCCCCATTAATACATGAGGCATTCGAAATTATCCACATATTCGGTTCTGGAGACATTCTATCGAGTACTTTATTTATAAAATCTTCAGTCATCCCCATTGAGAGAAATACTTTACGCATAGCATCATTTATGGTTTTAACTGTAGGTGGAAACAATCTTCTTGTATTGTTTTTAGCACATTCGAATAACTGCTCCTCAGTCATTTTTAATTCTGTTGCAAGTCCCTTGGTAATCGGTATTGCCTGAAGTCCATTTTTATCAATCTTAACCATTATTTTGTATATAATGGTTAAATCATGAAATGGTCTGTGAGGCATACTGTTTAATAATGATTGATTCTGCTCTGTATTTATAAGCATGAAAAATATGTTATCACTTGCATTTGCCAAAATATCACTCACGTTTATACCCAAAGCTTCATTATACGCCCGTGCAATCACATCACATGCTGCTGTCAGGATAGTTTCTAAATCAGCACCATTCTGATAATCTTTATACATATCATTAATATAAATGGTTGGAAATGCTGAAGTATTGTCATCTTTGACACCAATAGCATCAAGCGTGCTGTTTACCTTTTCAACCTGAGAGATTAAAGGTTCCATATCTTTAAATTTGTCCGGCATATAATTCATGAAATTTTCTTTTACAGTTTTTTTAAATTGTTCATAGTTCATCATAATATATGTCCTCCTTTTCAGTGTTAAAAAGAAAAAGAGCCCTTAAATAGAGCCCCTCATCATTTTAGTTATCCTCAACCTTTCTCTCCTTTCTTTAATAAGCTTGGTCCGTATTTCATTATAAATAACGCACACAAAAATTGGACACATAGGTACTATTACAGTCCATTTATCGAGATCAACAAATAATAATAATCCCAATATAAATACCTCTGTAAATAACCCCAATGCTCCAATTAAGTTAATTGCTGCATCAATAATTTTAATCATAGTGTTACTACCTCCTCTTATTATTTCATAACAGCCGTTGTTATGCTCGCGTATGATCTCATTCCTCTGTTTTAAATATTTACATAAAAATAAAGACCTAGTTCAAAAACTAAGCCCTGTTTCTTCTATATAAATATACTCTCGCCAGTATCTTTCGTTCACAAGATATACATACTTGTCTTCCCTCTGGCACATAATCACCACATACAATACACTTATCTTCCATAATACTTACCTGCTCTCTTCATATCTAAGGGGTTTGTGAGAATATACCCGTGTAGGTTCTGATAAACATTCATTGCATGGGTTTAAATCTTCCGCAACACTACTATGTTTACAGTTTTTGCAGTATTTATCAAAATATACCTCTTTCATACCAGTACTGTCCATTGCTATTGCCTCCATATAAAAATAAGACCCACAAACTAATCAAAGTTCATGAGTCTTAATGTGAACAAATAGGTCACTTATTCCATTACATCAATATTTTTAATTTCTGGTGCAGTGAACTCAATAGGATTTCCGAAAATATCACCGTCGTCGATCTTCTTAAGATTTATAAGAATAATCGCCTCAATTTCTTCCGGTACATTGTCTTCAGCATCGATATATTCATCAACAACGCCTTCATACTCTATTTCATCGATGTCTGTGATTCTTATTTTTCGTCCTACCAATTCTTTTAAATTGATCATAATATACTTCCTTTCATTTACGCCGGATATACATGAGAACCCGTTTTTGAATATGCTATAACTCCCCTTTTAGTCTTAGTTTCATTCCCGTCACTATCTGTATGTACTCCTATGAAATTGTCATCAACAAAGCGTTCTTTGTTAGTCCAATTACCTTTTCTATCTAATATTGCTTCGCCTTTACCACAATGCCTGTCTACTAATTCCTGAGCATACTCACACCCACCATTCAGATAGCTTCTACCTGCAAGATGATCTAGTTTAGTATGACGTTTCTGCTTATCCGCATTTATCGTAGTTTTTATTTTTCCCGAATCAATGGCTTTTTGTATAATATTAATATTACCACGATTCTTATATTTATCAATAGGATACGGCGGACCATTTCTAACTCCCCACTTCATACCGGGTCTACCCGAATGCTCTATAATCCCACGTTCGTCATCCAGTTTCCACTTTATCTTCTCCAGAATATTTTCAACGATCTTCTGGGTCTTATCACTGAGTTTCATATAATCTTTCCGCTCATCATACCAGTCAAATATCTCATACAGATTACCGGTCTTCCAACTGAAACTCCACCAATCGCAGATCATTTCAAGAATATAATTATATGGCATATCCATGATCGTTTCTGCTTCTTCCGGGTCGTCGTGATGAAGAATCCAATACTGCCAATGATGAGGATTATTGTGAATATGTATCAGCCAAGCATATTCGTATTCTTCTACTACCTGATGCGAACGATTCCCACCGTAGAAATACGCATCATACGGAATATACTCTTCAGGATCTGTTTTACTGGCATCGTGTGCAAATCCTATCTGATGTACCAGTTCTAACTGATTTTCTTCAGGAATCAAAGCCGGCAGATTGTCCATAATCCAGTAGAGTGCCTGTCGAACCGCATTCTTATGCTGCTCCAAATATAAATCGTATTCTTTACTCATTTCCTGCCTCCCTGTTTTTCTTTTCCAACCCCTTCTGAAGTGCCTCTTCTCTTTCAAGTTTTACATCAATTGCTCGGAAAACGTCACTTTCGTGAATATTAAAAATGGACTTCAAGAATTCCAAGCAAATATAAACATCTGCCATTTCTTCCAAAAGTCCAACCTTATCTTTAGAACCACGAATCTTTTTACTTATCTCCTGCTGTAATTCTGCAAGTTCCTCCATAGCGACTGTGCACTTAGTCTTCCAGTGACAGTTCTGAATACTTTTCTTGATAATATTCTCCCGCTGCTTGTCAGAATATCCAGGGTTTTCTTTTAATTCTGCTATAAATCTTTCTCTATTCACTTTCTTTCTCCTGTCTGTCACAAATTTCGTTATACTCTTGAATCCATTCAGTAGGAACAAATTTACCATAGCAAATATAACGCTCGATAGCATCTCCGAGATCATTCTTACGCTTTTTATCCCACGTATCACGCGGCATTACACCAAGAGGCGGTTTCTTAGGTTTCTTATCTGACAGTATATCGTTAGGATGCTGATGCGATTCATATAAATATATAACGTCGTCATGGTTTAAATTGCCATTAACGGCATATCGCGTAATAAGTTGTTCCAGACGTTTCTCATCCGGATGAGCTAACTCCCAAATAATAGCTCTCAATTTATTGCATCTGTTTCCCAAAATACCTTCTCTATTAATCATCTCATCAATCATCTCTACCCCCGCTTTCTTCCAAATGGATATAATCTCGGTAATGGACGCCAAGCTAAAATATCAATACGATCACATTCCGAATCAGTGAATACACGATTATCTTCAATCGGTGCTCGGCAGGCTTCGTATACCTTATATCCATCAAACACGCTCTGTCTTCTAGGGTTATACCATTTCTTATCCCACTTACGGAAATATACTTCCATGACCTTAGGTGTGTTCAGTCCTGCTCCATGAGCCGCTGTACAAATATACCATCCGTCTTTCTTTGGCTTCATAAGTGGGTATGGATGCCAAATATGTAACATGCTGATCCTCCCCTAATTGAATTCGTAATTTTCAGCTTCATTCTGATATACAACAATCTTAATTGGTTCGCCATTGCTACCATCATTCTTGATATGAATAATGCCGTCGAACTGCAGATAATTGTTACCCTCAGTATCTACCATTGTAAGACTGCCATCTTGTCTCTTATCAGAAATATTAATGGTTAGTGGTTCTAATTTTTCTGTTTGATTATCTTTATTTTCTTTACTTCCACAGCTAGCAAGACAAAATACAGCTGCAAAAATAAATAATCCTGCTATAATTTTAATTTTCATTATCTTTCTCCTTAAAATATGTGATATAATACCAGTACGGAGGTGTATTCTATGAATTTAACAAAAGATGAACAATACATCCTTTATGATTGGATTGATCGCTACGTGTTGCCAAGTAAAAATATGAATTACGATGCGTCAACTGACCGTCTTCGAGCTTCGTTTGAACTGTATTACATAAAAGGGTTTCATGTAAGCAATAATGATATGAACGAAGCTCTCCGTAATAAAGGATATAAAGCTGGTAAACTCTCAAACGATCCGTACCTGGCGTTTAATATTGCTAATCGATGCCAAGCTCTGCGAGAATATCGTCTACGGGTATCTGGTGCTCAGCATCAATGCAGCCCAAAGTATGAATAATTCGACATTCCGGATCAGTTGATGTCATTACGTAAGGGTATCCTAATCTGTATAATATTTTTTGTATTGTTGTTTTTCCAGATGCGGGTACCCCATCCAATATCACCCATCCCCCGGCACGCATTGTATGTATAATTAGACTTAATCCAACTTTTCCACAACAGTCTTTAATGTACTCTTTAGCTTTCTTGGGTATGACGATACTTCTCTGCTTCTTAGTTGTTATCGGAAGTCCAGTTGGTCCTGTTTTCATATATCCCATTTTTATTTCTCCTCTCCTGTAATTAATTCGCTATAAGGTAACTTCTCAATCCATCTACAAACATCTAGCCATTCATCCAGCTTATGACTTTTACGTGACTTGTAAATATTTGCCAGAACTTCATAATTCGCAATTACATTACGAGTCTGGTTATAACTACTCGGAAGAAGCTGAATCATCTGCCACCAACAGTCTTTTTTAGTCGGAATGTAAGTGTCGTTCCAATCGCTGTTGGCAAAATATAAATTTCGTTCCTCGTCTGAGTTACAGTTGAAAGCATCTCTCCAGAAATTTAATTCATAAATATCTTCTCTAAGTCTTTTAATCGCCCTATTCGTTAAATGATCACAACTGAAATCCACCAGCGTAAACTCCTTCGCCTGGATTTTATGCATAGTACTTGTGGAATTAGCAACTGTGCCAACTTTGTATGTATCAAATTCTTTCCCATTAATGGACTATCTTTTACTATTGTTTTTGTGTGTGCTAAAAATATAAAAGAGAAAAGACCCAGCGTTTTACTCTGAGTCCATACTCTACTATTCCTCGATGACAATCTGTTTAACTGCTACTTTACTTTCTAAGATGTAGTTGATTTTTGGGTCTCTGATCAATTCAGCGTATTCGTCTTTAGATATCTCTAATATACCGTCTTGGCGAAACCCCCAAGGCGGACTCATCACATGATACCCATTCAACTCAATAAGTCTCCATATTTTCATAGCCCATGCTACACTCGTGCAATGAATAAATACACATAACATAAATTGTCACTCCTTTCATAATAGGCTTTGTAATTTTCGCTAACACACAATAATATAAAAACAATAGGACACCATTTCGGTTTTCATGGGATTCGTTTCCTAAAACCCAGCTACGTATCAATAGTAGCCCTACTCCCCCGCCCAGAAGGCATAGGGGATAGCCTCTACAGGTTCATTTCAAAAATATAAAAGAGAAAAGACCCAGCATAATATAAGCCGAGCCTTAACTCCAGTGTTATCCGGTTTTATTTTACAAATACGAATCTATATCTACATCCTTACCGTACTTAAGTGCAAAGATCATCATGTTGTATCCGATTTTTCCTAATAACGGTAACTCGTCATAGTCTGTTTGAACTATTTCGTGTTCCTTATCAATCCAAAAACCATGATTCTCCCATAGTCTTGCTCCTAAAGTTGCCAAAAGATTCATCATAAAATATCACTCCTTTCTATAATAGGAGCTGTAATTTTCGCGTACAAAGAAAAAAAGCCCCAGATGTTACTCTGAGTAATTCTCGGTTTCGATCTGAATATTTATAGTATCTATAATGCATTCTTCCGTCCACATACTGAATACCTCTTGATTTAAGAAATCATCAGAAAGTAATCCAGATACACGCCCCTGATATATTAAATAAATCTCGCATTCATCTTTATCCAATAAACGAATATCATTGGTATAAATAAGCGGTAAAATATCTCTTACTTTTATCACTATTCATCCTCCTCATTTTTACAATAAAGACCCAACAAGCCTGCAATAGTAAGTAATAACACAAATATCAATATTGCTACTACCGAAATAAATTTATTTTTCTTCATCTTCATCTTGTCACCCCTTTTCCTCACGGTGATGTTGTGCAATGATTTCCGCAATCAGGACATATAACATAAAACTCCAACTCATTCGGACCGGAATTCTTACAAACGACATCCTCTTTTTCATATGTAAATATACAATTGCACTCATTGCATATAATACGTCTTTTATTCCCATGTTCAATAATTTTAATCATAATTACTTATACCTCTTTCCATTGTTTTGCACTGTTAACCAGAACCTGAACCGTTGCTTTCGCCATTTCTTTAGTCCATATCTAACCAGTACGAACTCTCGAATAGCAGGACAAATACTCTGAAATATCAATGTCTTTTCTATCTTCTTCATCCAGTTCACTTAAAACCATGCTAACAATATTTTTATTAGCAACTCTCATCAATCTGTCTGAGGTTTTTATCAAAATATTTAACTTACTATTTTCTACTTCATTTCATAAATATCTAAAATATAATGCATAAACTGCTTGCTCGTAATTACACTGTACCAATAAACTTAAAAATTCCTGCTCAGACATAGCTTTTATGCATATTCTAAGTCTAAACAGGAATATATAAAGATTGGTAACTAGATCATTTAAGTTATACATTGTTCTCCTTTCCAGTAATCAACTCAGCATACGGTAGTGTCTCAATCCACTTACAGAATTCACGCCACTCATCAAGCTTATGATTCTTACGGGATTTATACATATTTGTCAAAACCTCGTAGTTCAGCTCGACGTTAGCTGTAAGATGAAAACCTATTGGAAGTAATTCGATAATTGCTCTCCAATATTTCTTTTCTTTAGTCTCATTAAACATTTTTGCAAGCCAGACTAACGTAGCTCGTACTATATCAAATGTCTCAACGGCTCTTTCTCCCACTTCATCAATACCTTCGTGATCAAAGGAATCGACTCCAAAGCTCATTACATCAATTTTGTGCATTTTTGAACAACTATTCCGGACAGTGCCCACTTTGTATGTATCAAACTCAGCCCACCATGCATGTCCCGCAGTAATTCTCATATACACGGGCATCATTCTCATAAATTTTCTATGATCCGTACCAGTTTTTGCTAACCGCCGCATGAGAGAATGATCGTTCTCACCAAGTTTAAAATATTCATTACCAGTACCCATATTTTCATGACCGGCATAACTGTCACTCTTCTCCCAGCTATTCATCGGATTACGCATTCCTTCAATAATAAATTCCATCTGCTCCGGACTTGTTAATACTACATGTTCTAATTTAATCATTCGCAATATCCCCCAAGTTCAATATTTACGATTTCATCAGCATCGATTTCCAAAATTTCTACTTCAATATCAGATATATCCTCAACAATAGTCATCTGCCCTCTTGCGATTTCTTTTTCGTAGAGTTCCTTGATTATTAAATCTTTAGTCGCTTCTGCTGTATCTTTTTTCGTATAAATACCAAAAATATTTTCGATATAACCATAACTACCATCATAATAAGTGTTTCCATGAACCACATATAACATCATTAATCTTCATCCTCCATTTTCTTTTTCAGTTCGTCACGTGCATATGTACATGCTGAATCATTTTCGCAGCAAACAATAGTATCGTGTTCTGGAAAAGTTGTATAACCTTTATCGGAAATATAGGGTTTAAAATAACGACAATTTTGACAATATGGTTCGACAATCACCCTAATCATTATGTATTTCCTCCATTTCTATATACTTCAGTGAATCCGAATATTTTTCGCTACATAACCAATTAGTCCACGGACTCTCAGTCCAGTATTTCCATTTATATACTTTTGTATTCCAGTCGTACACTTTCTGAATAACTTCCGCTTTGGAAACATCTTCATACTCGCTATCGATCGTTTGGAGTTGCTTTGTAAGAGATTCGTACTGCATCTCAGCTTCATAAATGTTTTTATCTACAGCAGTGAGATTGATAAAGGCAATAGTACCAATTATAAAACCTATGATCATGCCAACTCCCAAACTGGTTACTCCTAATCCGAATAATAGTAAGTTATTACACGTATTGTTTACCACTACTAACATAATTCCAATGATAATTAACGCTACAGTTATCAACGTCCAGATCATTACGCTTCCTCCAGTTCTCTAAATATACTTGTTAATATTATTTCTGTTTATCCATCATAGTTAGGAATTCTCTAATTTTTTGCTGGGCAAGGGTGTCTTTCTGTGCGTTTGCATCCAAATACTCAATATTTCCTGCCAAATCAATCTTTGCTATTACTTGTCCTTCTTCGTTGTCACAGTTGGTTTTCCAAGCATCTACAAACCATTTCTTTTCCTCTTCGTTATAAAAATTGATTTTGACTTCCTTATATTTTCTCATATAGTTATTCCTTTCTTCATTAATTGTGTCTTTTAGGCTTCCTCCAGCTCTCCAAACATCTTTTCATATGCCTCTACATCATAACTAAGTAAGATATTTTTCGCTGACTCTTCATTAATAGCTATAGCATAGGTGCCATTTTCATTTACTATCAGCCACCGTCTCTTACGGCTTCTATAGAGTCTCGCTTCAGTTAAACATCTCATAAGATAAAAACAATACCTGACCTTATCTGACACCAGCTCCATTTTCTCAGTGTCATATTTTAGCTTGTTAATTACAAATATCATGCTAATCACCACCATTTCATAACTTTAACCACAGCGTTCCATCTTTTCATAGGAATATGATGATATTTTTTGTAATTATTTGTTTTTGTAGGATCATCAAGTTCCATAAAGATACATTTTATGTATTTCTTTTGTCGTTGAAAAGAAGTTTTCATAAATATCAATTTTCCTCTCTTACTATTCCAAGAAACCGTACAGTCTCATCTCTGAGACATACCCAGTACCGCTTACCACGATAAACGATTTCATCACCATCATAGTTGTAATCTTTGTCAGGATCAGATGCCAAAGCCAAAATCATAATTTTTGTTGAGTTATTCATCGGTGTTCTCCTTTCCCAAAATCAGATAAAAAAGAAAGGGCCTGCAGTTTATAACCACAAGTCCTTTCGGGTAACATGTTTACTTTTTACGCCTCTATATCTTTCTGAGTATACTCAAAAGTTTTCTGCTGAATGCTACAAATTCTTTCATGTTATCTTCCATTTACCTGCCTCCTTTAGCAAGCCCTTTCTGTTATGATAAGAGCCAATATATAAAATATTATACATTACTCTTTCATAATAGAGCAAACTTTTTCGCGTTTAATCTTCCAACATAGCTTTGATACTTTCCAACAGTTCGTCACGGTCCTCTTTATTTCTCTTGTCTTTTTCAACAGCGGCATCTAAAGCTTCTTTTGCTCTGAGAATCTCATCCTTGTTGGTAAACAGAGTATTAATAGCATCATATTTTTCCAATGCATCGTCTCGTTTTTTATCAGCGGCTTCTACTTTCTTCAGGCACTCTTCTCTGATACGGTTGATTTTCTCTTTAGTTTCTAACCGTACTTTCACAATCTCAGCCTCAGCATCTTTCTTAGTTCTTTCGGCATCTTTGATTACAGTGTCATTCGCTTTAGCTATCTGCTCAGCATGATACTTAGCAAAAGCTTCGTCATCCATCTGATTGATTTTCAAGCAATATGCATGATCTTTCTCTGTTTCAGCTTTCAATTTTTCTTCCTTCAGCTTAAGAACTTTCGCACGTTCTTCTTCCTCTATTTGGTGCATTTTTCTTTCGTGGATTAGCTTATCCTCTTTTCTCTCCACATGGCTGGCAGCCCAATAACATCCGGCTCCTGCTGTGAACACACTGCTTCCAATAATCATCATCCATTTTCCGATTTCTTTAATTTTCTTAGTATTCATTTATCATTGCTCCTCCAATTTAATTTTTGACCACATCTAAAGCAATACCCCTCCGTTAACCAACTAGGGGTGTCTTCTTTTGTAAAAGCTATTGCACCGCATTTAGGACAAATCACAGAGTCATACTCACTCATTTTAACATTTAAAGCTACTTGTTTTTGTGATACATTAACTATTTCGTCGCCCCCAGGACCACAAAAATATAAATACGGAACCAACTCATTGTAAATCTTGTTTGATATCATTTTTCTGCATGTCCAACATAACGGATCAAATAAGCATACCCACCACGACCGTATCTCATCATAAGAAATACGACGAATTACGTATCCATATGTGTAGAAGTCATTCAAAATTCTTCGATTATACTTATGAATGGCGTAAATAATCTTTCTTTGATTCTTGTATACTACAATATTTTTATCATAAGATAGACAAATATCACATATACAATGTAAATCCACCACATACCCATACTAATGTCCTCCTTTAGTAATAAAATCTACAACCTCCTGCCTCGCTTTTTTGTATCCATCATTAACTCCTAGATTGTAAGCTGAGTCCAAAGAATACAGAATGGCTGCCATATTAGCATTATCTACTGCGAAAATATCGACGTCATATTTCTTAAGTACATAATTTCTTTTTTCTATAAGTCGGATAGCCTCAAATAACTCATCTTTTGAAATTTTTATGGTTGATGTAGTATCAACAAAGGCTTTAATACTTGAAAATATAAATTCTTTTTCGGTTTCTTCATACTTCAACCGCATTTCTTGGGCTGCTCGTTCAATAGCATCTGAAATATAACTCATTGATGAACCGCACTCATCATAGTCCGACTGTTTATTTTTCCAAGGTTTGTTAATTGTTGAAGGTGTCTTCATATATCTCATATCTTTCATTACCGTACTCCTTTTTTATAAAATTTCGAAATATAAAAGAAAAAGAGTCCTTCATCAGGACTCCTCCTCTGGTTTGGCTTCTCCTTCCAAAGAACTATTCCTTAGTTTTTCGGATGCGAGTTTCGCTGCGATCATGAACAACAAATTTGCTGTCAGTACCCCTAACGTTACTCCAAATCCCTTTTTAAAACTCTGTTTCATTTTATTTCTCCTTTCTTCTTTTAAGAACCTATCTACCTCTCCATAACAGCCCTTGTTAATCTCGCGTATTAGGATGCTTATATTCTATTGATGTATGTACATACTCTTCTGCAATATTGCGATACTCATCAGGATACTGTGCGAGATTTCCAGAAAACCAACCGGTATAAGCAGTCCATGTAGAACTAAAAAATCCTAACTGTTCCCACTTTTTCAAATATCCAATGCACTCGTCATAATCGATTATGTCTTGTACCAAATCCATAACTTCTTTAATAGTCCATAACCCGCAAAGTACAAGTTTAATACACATCCTGAAAAATGTCTTTTCTTTACCTGTCATAAATATCACCTCCCAATCTCTTCTTTACTCAAAAGAATGTAATCATCAGTGGCTATGTTGACTAGCATATCTTGTTCGTATTCAGTTAGGTCTTGATTCAAGATACGTTTTGCCAACACCATGTTTATCTCTTCCTGTGTGTATTCTGGAAATCTATATTCACCCATTTTCAAGCACCTCCTTACCAGTACGATCTTATCTCAGACCGTCTACATTTCTTACATTTGCATCTGTACAAAACTTTTTCAAACCCTGAATAATCAATATATACACTCACAAGTTCCAATTGTTCCCACTCGTGACGACAATCAGGATACATGTGCTTCCTAAGCCATTTCAAAATATTCATCATATGTTTCTCCTATCAGATACATTATCCCAATTAGCAAAAGACCGCTCATTAAATTTCTTTTTCTGTTTCAAAGCTCGCGATATAGCAAGATCAATAGGCGAATGTGATTTAATATGATAGTAATACAAATCAATAAACGGTGTATTCAGTCTATCAATTCGACCACAAGCCTGCAAAAGGGTTTTATAACTGTATGTTTGAGACCAAAATACAATACAATCGGTCTTTATACAGTTAAACCCTTCTGCTCCTGAACTGTAGTTTACAAGATATACCCATCGGTCAGTCTCCGGAATAGCCTCGTGTGCATGTCCGGAATATTCGGCAACAGCTACGTCTTCTCCGTAATAAATACTCTTCAGAATATCACGCTCGTAATCAAATGAGTAAAACACAATCATACGAGGATGATCTTCAAATATCTCCAGTAATTTTACTTGCCTAGATTCGTCTGAATTAACAATTTTTCGAAGTACGTAGCATAATACCGATGCTTGTGGTATTGGTTCCTGTTTAAATGGATCAAATCGAGTTTTCATAATCTCCCTGTATTTAGGTTTGTCATATTCTACCCAAATATCCTCATGATGTGGAATCGTGTGACGTTTAAAATCCATATCAATTAGTATCCTGTCTCTCAATCGAATCAATCGAGTCTCATTCCTATACCCGGTAATGCTCGGATAGCTAGTATAACGAGAATATATAAGATGCTCATCCCTGAATTCAGTTCGGTTTCTGAAGAATCCATTAGCAACAAATACTGTCTCGTAGTCAGCCCAAGTATCTCCAGGACTAGCCGATAATATAATCCACTCATTGTACTTGGCTATTTTAAGAAATGCTTTACACCAAGCCCCTTTTCCTGTAAGCTTGTCTTCGTCAAATATAAAAAAAGCATTCCGTACATTGGAATACTTCTTAATACATTGCCAACTATCGATTACTACCATATTGCCGTATTTTTCTGTCACCTGCGTCTTTTTATCAGGAAACAAAAGAAATGGTATCAATTCGCTTTCCCACTCCTGATCATGTTTTTTCTTTGCGGTAGTGATAATATACAGATCGGGTGGATTTTTTTTCATAGGCTCGTATTCCTTATACCCCATATATCCACCATATGAACTAAAATAATAATATAATGCGGTACGACTTTTTCCACTGCCAGTGCCGCCGTTAAGAATACATCCAGTGAACATGCGGTCTACTGCCTGCAACTGATGAGGGTATAGAAAATCAGTCTTCCTGATCATGTATTACTTCACCCCTGTAATAATCACAAGTATATGGCTTATGATTGAATTGAAACCTCGCTCTCCGTGACACTCTTGAAGTGTTAGACATGTTAGCCCGTTTACGATCTAACATTAATTCGTATAAAGTGCCGTTATTGCCATGCGTCGTATTAAAATTCATTCTACTCATCGCCATATTCTCCCAGTACTCTTAGATTTGATTGTTATACGACCTTCAATATGGAATCCGGATAATTCACATATATTGAATATCGTATCTAGCAACTTTTGGAATTTAACAGTCTCTTCCTCCGCTGTTTTAATTGCTTTATAAGCTGTAGGATCAGAATATCCTTCACCATTTTTCTTCAAGTTATCATTCATTCTGCTGTCTCCTAATCTAGTAGTTCTTTGTCAATAATTTGGAAATTAGCTCTATGAATATAAAGAGCTTTTCCATCAATCATAAGTTTTGTCATTTTAGGTAAGTCTTTGGGAATTTCCCAATATACCTTGTCCCCAGAATATGCTGTAATAGGTTGACCTAACTGGGATTTAATAACTACAACCCGGCTTTTACCAAACGAATTCTTGTATTTATTAACCACACCGGTAATGCTAGTCCAATCTGTGATATCATTAGATTTACTTAAAATATCATCTTGACTGAATACAGCTTCTGGGTGCAGTCCGCCCTCTTCAAATATACAAGTGTCACCACAACTCTGAATTTCGTTGCCGTCGATGTTGATAGTGATCACAGAGGACAGCTCATAATTTGTAATAATATCACCGTCACTGTCATAGGAAGTCGATTTTACTTTATTGCCAGTAATATTGATCTTGTCACCAACGGTTGTCATTACAAGATTTCCGTAGTTATCGTATGTACGAATAGTATAATCATTACCCACCAAGTTTCCTTTAAAATCATTGATTGCCGAATCAAGTGCAGCACATCCTACCAGTCCAATCACTACTGTTAGACAAGCAATTACAGCTATAGTTTTCTTAATTTTATTCATGATTTCCTCCTTACTCTTCTACGATCTTTACTCTTCCGCGTTCCCATAGATCAGCCTGTAATTTATCCATATCTAATTCGCCCGATTCCCATTTTTTGTAGTAATCGATAACGTATGCCGTGAATTTAGGAATACGATCTGCATATGACTTTTGCCAATAATGGTCAATAAGTACTTCTAATGGTAACGTCAACATGAGCGTCATCGCTGTTCGAACTGCATCTTCCGTTGCTTCTTTTTTTACTCTACTCAGCTCATCTCTGAACTTTTCATTGACCATAGCATCAAGCTGAGCTTTTGTGAGATTATATGTAACTGTCTCACTTTTCTTCTGTTCTCTCTGCAGTCTTCTCATCTCTGCTCTTGACATTGTTTAATTCCTCCTGTTTTGCACATTTTTCAGCACATTCACACAGTCTGTTTACCAATGAATATACACATAAATAGATCATAAATATAGTTGCTATCATTTGTAAAAAATTGTAAATTTCCATTATTGAATATGTCCTTTCTCATGAGTCTTGTTATATTTAACTTGTCTAATTACTTCTCGACAAGCACTTATTCCCTCATTGAAATATAAATCGGTCGGCTCCGGATTAGTTCGAATCAACCGGTTTAATTCCATCATAATCTGGCAATATTCTTCATCAGTCATGCCTAATTACCTCCTCCTTTTAAAATAAAAAAGAAGCCTTAGTTTCCTAAGAACTTCCCTTTTTTTTATTTTATTTGAGATACTTTGACAGTATCTTTTTTTTATATTCCTTTGCAATTTCATATGCCGCATAATCAGTGGAGTAACCGTTGACTAATTTGTTGGCAAAGTCGTTGATTGAGATATCGATTTTGATACCGCCAATAGTGTCGATCTCAGTTATCAATATATCGTTTCTGACCGCTACATAAATATGTCCGACGATTTTCTCCTTTAACTTTTTATGCAGTAATGTTGAAAATATATACTCGTAATCTGCCATAAATATCACTCCTTTCTATAACAGGAGTAGTTTCTACCGCGACATTTTGATTCTATAGACCGGAATCACCCATTTACCATTAAGTTTCGTAGCTCCTGGATACAGGCCTTTTCTGCAATTTATCCTTACTGTAGATTCAGATATACCCAGCATTTGAGATATTTCAGTAGTTGAACTTATTCTAAGCGGTTGGTCTTTTAGTTCCTTTTTCATCTGTACAGATTTCTTTTTCATGTCTTCTATAAAATCTGAAATATAAGCATCAGCAGCCTCTCTTGGATTATTCATATCTACAAGACGGTAACCGGTAGTAATATCTCCAATTAACCTAGTATGTTTTAGATGTTTAGGTCCCGTAAGATTCTCTGCTTCCTGCTGGAATTTTTGAGCATCAGTCATCGGTTCATAGCATGAGAAATCAATTAAAAAAGGGTCACCTTTATCTGGACGATTACATCCACATGGATTATTCCAACCGAATTTACAATGATCACACTTCTCGATTCTTGCCATCCTGTTTCATCCTTTCTATGAGGTGTTCGCAGATATGATTATGCTTACAAGTGATTGTATTCAGTCTTTCCACAAACTTATTACCAGCATACAAACGTTCTGTTTCTATAATCGGATCAAAATATCCACAATCTTCACAATATTCGTTAAGTTTCATCTCTGTTTTCATTATTATCACCCTCATCCCAACTATAATTTACGAATGGATTATCTAAGAATTTAATACAGCCAGGGTCTACTTTAGCAACACACCCAGTCTCTAATTCCACAACCCCGATAGGTTTTTCAACAATTTCTTTGGAATATCCGTCAAATTCTCTAACATTAAACCATCCGTGAAATAATCCTTTAAGAATCGTTCTACGATTTATACGAACTTCACAAGGTCTTAATTTATTATCTACTTCAATATTCCAAGCCATTTTACAATCCCCATTCTCCTATTGCCTCGCCAACGGTTCCTGCTGACTCATCACTATCAGTAGCTTTGAAATATGCACCATCCAATTGAGGATACATAAATTCGAACATCAGATAATTAGCAGCATCAACCAGATATTCTGTGTTTTTGGTTTCTTTATACTTTTCAATGCAGAGATCATGAGTTTTTAAAGCATCTACCAGCTTGTCCTTAAAATTGGTTTTTGCTGGACCGTACTTATGAAAGCTCATCTCCACTCTATTTTTTCTGAGCTGATCAAACCTCTCAGAATATTCGTTTTTCATGTTTGGTTCTGCCATGTTATTACTTCTCCTTAACTTTCAAATATAAAAATTCATCACCGGCTTCATATACACCCAAGCCGAATAATTTAGCTTTTGTGACAACCCGAATTCCGTTATTATCAGAATAACTTATAACACTGTTGTAATAACAACCACCACAAAATATTCTTTCACGATCTTTCATAATCTGACGAAATAATTCATTAGTAGACATAACAGTAGCCCAAATACAATCATCCCGAATATCCAATTCAGCAAACCCTATTACCAATTCTGGATTACCAAAAGAATAGTCCCACACTACAGGAATTTTTTCTGGCATTTCAATAACCGATTTCTTTGGGAATACAAAACCATTTATACTTGGCTTATCAAATATTAATATAGGTCCTTCTAAAAATATTGGCTCCATTCTTAATTAAGCCTCCTAGTTTTACGTTCTTCATATTCTTCCTTAGAGATTTCTGTCCACGACCCTGTTTCATCACCAACTGACACTCTGAAAAATCGATTGATTTCGATACGTTTCTGGTCTCCGTTTTCGTCATACTTTAATGCATATAATATAGCTTTCGTGTCATAATCACCATTGTTACGATCCGTTAAAAAATCCTCACAAAATACAATAATAGAAGGGCCAGGACTATAAGGCATGGTTATCGGGAACATCTCGTCAACCATTCGAGTTACTAGACCAGAAGTATATGAAGCAATAGGGTTATTGATATCCTTGCAGTAATATCGAGCTACATCTGTATATTTAACATGCCCGTCATTATATACCTTCTTAAACAAAGAAGACATACGTTTGCACTGGAATGTTACATAAGGCAAATCTTTAGATCTGTGGCGTTTGCTCCAAACATCATCTGTATCTTCAATAGGCGTGAGTGGTTTTCTGTCAATCAACCGATTTAAGATATTTTTTGTGAACCCAATAGACATGCCCGAATGCCCGTCCTCACATAAACTCTCAAAAGCTTTTAATGCACTTTCGTAGCAAGCACAACCATAGTCGAATTCTCCTTCTTTTTTATCCGGATTCTCTCTCTTACAAGCAATCTCTACTTCCCTTTTAGCCCATTCCAACATACTCATAAAAATACTTCTCCTTTCAATTCCGTTATCACAATTTCTATGTATTCATCTTCTGTCTTTGACATTAAATGGATATCCAATAAATATAAAAAGAGAAGTCCCTGTGTTAGAGACCTCTCTTGCAACCTATTTATGATTAGCAATACGAACTTTGCAAATATCTGCAATAATAGTTCCGATTGTAGCAATACCGGCAGCTACCACCCAACCAGGTACATTAATAGTTTTCTCTCCATTTTTAATTTCCATCATTTTTGTTCTCCTTTTCTAATTCTGTATTGGTATTATTATTTTCGCTTATGTAACGATCTTCACAAATACTGTAACAATTTTCGTGTCCAATAATAACATGGTCAACAACGCGTATTCCAACAATAATACCGGTATCTTCCAATCTCTGTGTCACTGCAATGTCATTGACACTTGGCTGACTGTCACCACTGGGGTGATTATGTAACATAATAATATTTGATGCATTTGCTAGTAGAGCTTTTTGAAATACTTCTCTAGGCGATATAACTGACATATCTACACTGCCATGTGACATTTCAAATAACGCAATAAGCCTGCTCCTGGTATCTAAACATAGCATGTAAATATATTCTTCGGTTTCATCATGCAAGTGCAGATAGCCCTTACCAAAAGAAGCAACATCGCTAGACCGTCGGAATTGATTTCTAGGCATATCCGGATAATTTCTACTGGATTCTTTTACCAATACTGCTTTTTTATTTACGAGTTTAGTTTTGTATCTGAGAACTCGCATTATGTCACCGCCCTTTCATTTCCCTTACAATATATTAGCCTATTCCAAACACTGGACGAATACCGTAAGTGCTTGTAGCCATATCATTGCTAGCATCGCCATATTGCGAGACTAGAGTATATGTTTGTGCACTTGACAGATTCCGCAACCAATAGTTTGCACCAATAGTCTTCAATTCAGGCACAAGCCGGAACATTGCCAACTGCTGTGTATCGGATGTCTGCTTATTACTGTTGTCGGTGCAAATACAGGTCCCATGCACCATTACTTCATTCATGAGATCCACGGACGCATTTATCCAAGCTCCATCGGAAAACATTCTATGTGATATCAGTATATTTTTAAATGCGTCCGGCAGCGAGTTAGCTATTTGATTTAACCGTGCATTTTTCATCGTCGAACTTTTGTAGCCGCCTGATGTACTGTTGCTTGTATGCATCTGTCCGCTCCCTAATATAGTATCCGGGACTATTAATATATGGGGTTTTTGTACTGATTCTTGATAACCTACACCTTTCCAGTAATTAATGTCTGCTATCCGATATCGCACTCCATCCTTTTCCCAGTAATCACCCACATACAAATCTGCAAAGCTGCCATCCCGGATTGCTGCCAGTTGCTCATCCGTGATAAATTCACCCAAATTCTTTCCTCTGAAGACATTTCTGTGCATATAAGGATTGTCAATGAGTTCATTGAGCATTGCTCCGATTGGTATTGTGCTGTCACCATAATGCACTGTTACGTCGCCTCTATACTCTGCATTACCGTCCCAATCGACTGTATGTATATTCTTTCGGTTGTTAGCATCAGATCCACCGCCTAAAATATGGGCATATTTATTATCTGCATCCTCGACATTATACTTGCCTTGCACATGTTGGTATTTACCTGATGCAATCGTTCCGCCACCTTCAGCATGAGATGCCATCCCATTTGCTATACTGATAAGTCCCTCTGCATGAGAGCATTTCCCATTGGCTTCCGTGGCGTAATTTTCAGCATTTGACATGTCCGCAGCAGCTTTTGAATTGTATCCTGATGCATGGGAGTAATTACCTGTCGCATACGTATTATACCCCTCGCTATGTGCTGCTTGACCACTTGCCGTAGTACCGTAACCCTCTCCGTGAGCATATTTACCTGATGCAATCGTTCCTGCACCACCTTCTGCATGAGATCCACGTCCAGTCGCTTTTGTCAGTTCCCCCTCTGCGAAACTGTACTGTCCAGATGCTTCTACATCATACCCAAAAGCTATACTTTTCTCTCCAACTGTTGTGCCTGTTTTTCGTCCAAAACTAACAGACCCGTCTGCCTCAAGATATTTACTATCATTCTCAAGCTGGCTTACCAGTGTTGGAATAGTAGTACACTTTTCATCCAACTCGTCAATTTTTAGCAACACCTGCGTGATTAAATCAGTATTAACATCTTCAATAACCTGATTAGTATCCATACCTTCGCTAATATAGCAATCTCTATTAATTTCGGAATTCCAACGATTCGTTGAAGCTCCTGACGAATCTGAATGTTTAGCACATACGAGAAAAGTGATCTTACCGTTTACATATGCTACATGCTCACTGATAGTCCACGTAAAATTAATCATGTTTTCATCATCGGGAACGACAGCAGTGTCAGCAACATGATAGCTTCCAGTTTTTCTATCACTACGTATATAATTGATATACATAGCCATATTAAGCAAATCAATACCATCCCAATATCGTGGACAATCAAACGTAACACTTTCAACATTTTTGTCATACTGTACCCCTAATCTTCTCAGATCAGGTGGCACTGTAATAACTCGATCTTTGCCTATAACAATATGAGCTTCTTCGTATGGGGATACAGGATATAAATTCTCATCATTCACATCTAGTGTATTTAATAATTCTTCTGCCTTATCCATTTTGATTTATTCCTCCCTCACACAGTAATTAACTTCGAATATGTCCTGAGATGCTTACCTGTTCGGGTCTTTCCTAATACGGCAATTCTGAAAAAACCTCCGTCTAAAGCTTCTTTAGGTATTACACATGTGATGCCGTGTTCTAATATCTGAGGATCATACTCTGTATTACCTTTACTAAATTGAGCAACTTTCACGGAATTATCCCAGTCGCTAGAGAACTCAAATTCAGCCATAACAATATCCCCATTGTCTAAAAATTCCTTGGGTATTGTGTCGTTTTTCAAATCTGATTTAATTAAATTCCCATTTACTTCGAAATTAATTTTTCTTATCATTTCTCTTCTCCTGCTTTTCTGGGCTGTTATTTGTTTCAGGAGTGGTATCAGTTTCCTGTTTCTTCTGCATCTTTGGATTACTGTTTGACTCAGAAACGGTTTCTACTTTACTTCCTGTTTTAGTCCACACATATTCATACTTATCGTTCGACGACGAATTACCAGCATATGTGCATTTATATACATCACCTGTATTAAGATCTGTATATGTATCCCCGAGTGATCCTTTCGTACGTGCTACTGGTCTTCCCTGTCCTTTAAGCTGTGCCATGTTTCTTTTCCTCCTAAAATATAATTTTGATAGCCTCAACCCGTATCATTTGCTATCTCTCATGTCGATCTCCCTCAATTCCCGATCCAGACCGATTCCCCATTAAATTTCTTTATCTGATGTATTCCCAGTCCTCAGAGAGAATATCGCCAATACTCGGTACCCACATTGCATGACTGCCGTTAGCGGTCTTGATCTGTAAATATGGATCGCACTTGAAAAGATCCCCTTCCTTAAGTCCCCATGCCTTTGCTGTCTGCTGATTACACGGAATGCCGTCTGGATAACCTTTCTGATAAACAACGAACATACCCTTACCGTTCCATCCAAGTCTGAAGATCTTTTCTCCTGCTTTTACTTTCTCTAATGCCTGTCCAAAATTCATTGATATATTCCTCCTAAAATATAAAATAAAGAGCCTAAGTCGTTTCTGACCTAGACCCTTCTGTCTTGCAATTAATACGGTTACTCTTCCGGATACTCCTCTTCAGCGTACTCTGCTGCGAATCTGTCAATGTTCTGAACTACTTTCATACTCTGCAAATATGCTGTACGATAGTACTGTCCGTTAACCTCTGAATCGTACGGTCTAATATCCAAACTTACTGACGCAATATCAATATCATCGAGCATAGATACTGTATCCTCATATAACTTTCTGTGAGATGCACCTGATTCTACATATACCTGAGGACCTCGATCGTTGAACGCCACCTTTACTGGCAGATAAATAAATGGAGCATCACCCTCTTCTCTTGGAGCTTTGATTTTTACGTTCCAACCTACACCGAAACGATTGAGATCATTCATAAGTGCATTAGCCATCTCCTCAGCACTGACCTCTCGTCCGTCAACACTTCCTCCGGTAATCAACAGTGCAAAATTGCGATCACCCTCTTTATTGAATTTCCCGCCCTCTCCTCTGAAGTTCTTAAATACCAGGCGAGCATTATCAATCTGTAAAATTCCTCTTGGTGCAAAATATAATTCCATAGTTCTTTTCTCCTCTATTTTTTAAAATAATATTTCTTAATGTATTTCTTGTAATAGTGACCATCACCGTTTGTGTCATAGTACTCATCTACAATCCGGTAATCTATATGCTTCTTCCGCCACTGTTTGATTCTTGCAAGCAAGGGTATTCCTCCTTTCCTGTATTTTCGGACATAAAGAAAAGAGCCTAAGACATCCCTGGCCTAAGCTCCCTGCTTTTGAATCTTATTTGTTAATATGTACCATTACTTTACTGGTTTGCACCATTTGAAGTCTGGATTCTCAGTACGGACTCCTGTCATCACACCACCAACGGATGTTAATGCTATTCCTAACAATAATAATTTATTGTTATCTGCAAGCTTCCCATCCTTGATTTTTACTGCACTGTGAATCAAGCCCATTCCTGTTCCAGCAACTACCGTGTCAACTAACCTTTTAATGTTCATAGTAATACCTCCTAAATATTATTCTCATAAAAGTGTATGTTTTTGTTGCGGATTAATTAAATGGTAACTCAACCGGATCCTCATCGAATGGGATTTTTTCAGGTAACCCTTCTGGAATATTCATAAAATCCGGTATCTTAGGTTTAGCAACATACGGATCATCCGATGCAAACCACTCAAAGTCTACATATTTATTGATCGTATCTACTGCTGCATCCACCAAATCTGTAAAATACGATGTATCAATATTATCTTCGTTAGCTCCACGAATCATCTCAGATTCCAACCAACGATACCCGATGGTTCCTGATGCCGCGGATTTCTTTTCTCCGTCAATACGATACATAATACCCCCACCGGCTCCTGATTTAATTGGACAAAAATGTCCAACGCGTCCAATAAACGTATATTTATGACCGGTTTCAATCTTTTCTGTCAGTTCTGTCCTCATAGTTTCAAACATAACATCAGAAATTTTACCCTGTTTATATTTGGTCTTAAGTTTATCCAATTCTTTTTCATAACTGCTGACATCCGGTAACTTTTCATTCATATCCAAATATAATGCCCCGGATGTTGTTGAGAATGTATCGCACATGTCATTAAACTCAATATCTTCGTGACTAAACAGTTTCTTAAATACATAAGGTACTGCAAACTGCTTACCTGTAGCTGTCCATTCACCGTCTTTGGTTTTTGCAATATATACGGCATCGTTAACCAGACAAAATTTCTCAAACTCTGCTTCAGTCTCGAATGAATATCCGTACTCTTTACCAAAGTCAAGTACAAACTGCTGAATTTCAGGTGTAGCATCTGGTATCTTGATACTATCAGTCTTGATATGAGCTACAGTGAATCCACGTTTCTGTACTTCACGTTTAAGCAATGTCATGAACAGAGCCCCACGTTTAGCTACAATATTGTCAATATTTCTAGGGTCTCGGAATGCACACTTATATGATGCCTTAGTCTGTCCATATACTGAATTTACGACAGTCTTCAGAGCATTTGCCAGCATCTTTGTGGTAAGATTTCCATCGATAACCTGCTGAATATATGGTTTCAATTTGCCATCAAACAAACCATCAATGTCCTGCCATGCCTGATGTTTGATAGATACACGTCCGACCACAATATCCCGGAACGCCTTGGTATACTCAGGTCCGAACAGAACCTCTGCAATAATACTAGACGGGTGCTGTCCTGTAACATCACCATCCCACACATCTCCATAGAATCCCGGTTCGGCATATACTCGTCCACCTTCGCCAATATCTTCACCAAGATATGTAGACTTACCTCTTTCGAACTTGTATCCAGGAAAGAATGGCAAAATACTCCATCCATCAGGTAACACCTCTCCTGGAATATAGTCACGATACTGTGGCATTCCATCTGCATCAAATACACGGAACTTATAGTCCGGACCAAACTTCTCACGATACTCATCATATTGGTCACTTCCAACCGGTTCTGCAAGATTACGATAGTTAAATTGACTCTGTGGATTTCTGTCATTACCAAATATAATCCTCTGAGACAGTGTATTTGTTGTATCATTTACAGACATCCCGGTAATATCCGCAAGAATCTGACGTGCAACCCAGTCTCCTTTAAGATAGTGAAAAGCTGCCTCTGTACTGACCACGTCATTAATACAGTAATCAGCAACTTTGCTCCATAACTCTTTAGGCACTGGCTCGTCCCAAGACAATCCAAGTTCCTGATGATGATCACCAGATTTAATAATAGCAATCTCATCATCCGAGAATTTCTTTTTACGGAGATCCTCTTCTGTCTGTTGTCCCATTTCAATTTCGAGTTTCTTCAAGCTCTTTTTATTACCGGCTGATGCAAAGTCGAGAATATCGGTATACGATAAACCATACGCTTCACCGAATTTTGCCTTTCTACTGATATCTTTGTCCTTATTAATCAGACGTTTTGAAAGGTTATAGAGCTGTTCATTTGTATAGCCCATAAGACATGCATAAATCATATGGTTATCGTACTGACGGTTATTAAAACCTACCAATTTGAATTTAGTAAGTTCTTCGATCTGACTTGGTGTTGGATTGATCAATCTCACCACTGGCTTTCCAAGACCTTCCATCTTATAGCAGACAAGAAATAAATTAGGAAATACCTCAATGTCGTAGAATACCAGTTCATCCGGAGTATCTTTATCTCCTGTAACGACTGATGCATCTTCTGACTTGAAATGCATCTTGCCAACTATTTTGAGGCATGTATCCGACTGATTACTACTGCTCATAGCTAATGCATATACTGCGTTCTTCATATCAGATACGTCATACCCCATCCCGCTGTCGTATGCTTCTTCCAAGGTCTTGTAGATCATATCAACACTCGGTTTGGTGTTACACATTATTTCTTTATTAATGTGCCTTCTTAGGATTGCACGTAGATGTTGCTCATTCTTCAATCCTTCGTAATTTCGCACTTTCTTCACTCCTTTCATCGGCAGTCCGCTGGAAATAGTCGCCACCGGAAGATCGTTACATCTGCTCAATCTTCGTCGTAGCGAACTATTACCAGTGAATACCTTGACCTCCACATCATCTGTATAGATTCTGCTGAGTTTAGTTACGTCGTCACCTGCATAAATATAATGAAGATGAATGCCGTTACCACCCTTACTAACCTCAGCATATGTTGGAGGCCATTTTGATGCTTCCTGCAGATTCTTCTCGAAACACTTGTTACCACTCTCGTCTCTAATGTCAAAATCAATAACAATGTGATTCTCTGGAACCCGCACATAATGTACTTTCGATGTATCCAGATCGGACAGTTTAGTTGTCACGTTATCCCACTTCTGAAGTGGCTTCTCTGAGTCTTCCACCGTCGCATACTGGGCTGGACACTCTGCACAAATTGCATCAAAAATAGAAGCCTGCTCTTTGAACTCAATCAAATGAACCGACTCCTCTTCTTTTTCTTTCTTTCTCCCACCACTCATATCTTCTTCAAAAATATCAGTACGGAATTTACTGTAATAATTTACAAGTTTTGTTCCATCTTCCTGATCGACACGATCTTCGTAATCCCAGAAGTAGTTCTTCAGCTCTTCCTTGAATATACGTTTGGAGAATGGTGTAAATACTTTTGCTTCTTCTACATACTGCTTATACATTTCCCAAGCAGCCTTTAATGATGTCCCGTCCTGTTTCTTAAACACAGAATATGCATCGCACACAAAGTTGTAGAAATCATTTGATGCCGACATCATATTCTTCGGAATATAATCGTCATAATAATCAGGATCTTCTTTATAGACCTGAAGACAATGATATGCAATTGCTCCCAACTCAAACGGAATCTGTTTGGTAAGTCTACGATATTCCCGAACGCCAAGTTTTCTTCCGGATGGATTTACATCAATCAAACGCCTGAGTAAACCAGACTTACCATCCGTGATTTTAACTGGCCTATTAGTACCCACAAACAAGAAGCATTTGAACTTAGATTCATAGATACCTTTAAATTTCTCATTGATCGGCATAGTTTCATGGGATACTAATGAGTTCAGCCGTGTGTTGTCATCAATCCGGCTTAAGTCACCGTCATGTTGTATTGCTACAAGAGGACCTGACTTAAAAGGCTCCAGAGCAAATGCATTATTAGCCTGTCCGAGAGCCCTTGCTTCAAATGTACAGTAATATCCATTAAATAACTCCTGCACTACATTCAGAATTGTGGATTTACCTGTTCCGGCTGCACCATACAGAACCATGAATTTCTGAATGGTACGAGAATCACCAGATACAATAGAACCGATAGCCCATTCGATCTTATGACGCTCGTCCTCGTCATACAATGTACCAACCAGCTTGTCCCATGCCTCATAAGTACCTTCAACCAAAGGATATGGTAATTTCTTAGTAGCGTAGCTTTCTCGTGTTGTCTCGGTATTTTCAAATATAAGCTCCTCATCAAGATCATGATAATTATCGCGCATCTGCTTTTGACAATACTTGTGAAATTTATCGATGCTGCCGGAATCAGAATCCCACATATGCTTTATGCGAGGTTCTCCAAATATACGTTCCTCGTTATCTCGTACCCAATTGCTCATAGCACGATCGACCAGTCGTACTACATCGTCCTCATCGGTACTCCAAAGATGCCTTTCTTCATCCCAAATAGCATAGAAATCCCGACCTCTTATCATAAGATCCTTGGATTTCTGCATTATGAATTTAGGGAAGACTTCGGTGATCTTGTCTTTATCACTGTACTTCGTCGCTACGGTCATGAAGTCCAACATTCATCCAATGCCCTCCCTTCTTAACTATTACTTCCATTATTAAATTGTTCCTTTAAGTTATTCTATCCAGATACCAGAGCATCTGTGTCCAGGTATCCACATCTCTTAAATCCGTATGAATACCCGGAATAACAAACAATCCGCCAGTTCCGTCAGGCTCATACTCACGATTCAAAAATCGCTCAATAATAAACGAAACTTCCTTCTCATCAAACCGATCATCTGTCATTCCTCCCAGTCCGAGATTATTGATCATCTGCCAAAACCACTGGACTGTACGATTCCCTTTTGCAGCATCATCCATAATATCTTCGCATCGATATGCCAGTCCCATTACCATCTCCAGTACACTACATGGGTCGTTCAGTTCGTAACCAGTGGTTATATGATTTTCATATATAAATGACCACCTCATGCCTTCCTCTCCATCTTCAGCACGGTTGACATCGTCAGGTAATGACCAACGATATTCAATGCTATGCAAATATGATAGCAATTTACGATATGAGATATTTTTTCTAAAACGCCCGCGACACACGATGCCCAGTAACCATTCAAAATATTCTTCTTTTAAGTTACTCATCATACTCCTCATCGGAATTTAAATCAGAGAATGCACGATACTCTTTTAGAATCTCGTAATCTATTCTCTGAATATCGTTTCTTACATAGACCGTGTCCGGATCATTTTCATACTCTCCAAAGTAAGAAGTAACTTCATCTACATCTCCGATCAATTCATCTACATTTGCTACTATTTTCTTGTCATCGTTTGTGACTTCACCGTCAGTCCAATACCAAAGAGTCATTGGTGTGTAATCACAGTCGCAAAACTGTTCAGGCTGGATAACATATGGCCCTTTCTTATCTTCCGCTGTTTCTTTCGGCTCTTCATCAGTAACTGTGTTGTACTGATGTTCTTTGATTACTTTATCAACAGCTTTAAGATCTTCATCAATTTTTCCTGCCTCTTCTATTTCAGCCTTTCTTGCATATGTTTCTTTAACCTGTTCAATTTCATCGTTGGCTACCTTTTCGTAATATTTTTTAGCAAATATAACTGTAGCGGCTGATCCGGAAATAAATCCCAATACAAACGTTAAAATATTTTTATTCATTTTCTTCGTTCTCCTCTTTTTTTAATAGTTAGTACTGTTACCGCTAATCCTCCGAAAAACAGACTCATGGACAACAGTACCCCACCTACGATATGACGGCTCTTATTTGTTTTCAGGATACGTGTTATAGTGTTGATACTTTCTTCGATTCGTTCCATACACACCACCCCTTTAATATAGTTACGATTCGAGTATAATGATGCCACCTACAAAGCACATGCCTGACAATGCTGCAAATATCACTGATAAACCTTTTAACATAGGTCACTCCTCCTTATGTATTACTGGAACAGAACCTTTAAGAATATAAGTATTCTCTCCGATTACTACACCTCTAATTTGTCCAAGTCTAAACCATGTATCGACTGTTGCAATACCAACACCAAGTCGTACAGCAGTTTCGTCCATCGATTCAAAACATGAATCAAATACAGACTTGTCTTCAAGCTGGTTCTCCAAAATAAATATAATAATTTCTCTGCCGGTCATATCGGTATCTCCTTTCATACAAAATTATCCCCAACTGATGTATTACACACCAAACTGGGGATAATCGAACATATCTCTATACGGATTTCCTGAATAGCAGGTGCTTAGACCCGCTGTTCAAATTGCGTTGAGAATATCTCCGTCTACATTGAAATCGAGCAGAATAGATCTCTCGTATCCGTTTACAAATCTACGATTCGCTGGATTTGCTATGTTGTAAATGCCAAAGTTTACCTTATCGATGACATTCTTATCGTAAATCCATCCAATTACCTGCCCCTGTCTTGTTCTCTGAATGCCAAGCATTTCATATACTTCATTCAAAAACAGATAACCACGGGATTCCAGAAGATCGTTTGCGTACTGCTGCTGATTTCTTAAGAACATCAGATTGTACTCAGGATCTTTTGTCCAACCAGGGCATGATTCATCGAAGAATTTTGCGTACTCGCTGGACGGGTCGATGTCTGCGATCTCTGTAATTTCTTTTACGGTTCTCTCTTTGCCGGTTTTCTCATCAATTACGGTCTTTTCAACCTCTTCTTTTCTAATGTTATAACGGAGTTCACGATCCAGCTCATTTCCAAAGCGATCAATAACTCTTCCGCGATAATCCTTGAAGTTCTTGTTAACTACTTCATAAGCTGCAGCGAGAGCCACATTACGTTTCTTAAGTACATTGTGACCTGCTAAAATAGCTGTAATTGAAATAGTACCAACTGCAATAGCCGGAGCATACAGTTTAAATAACTTCAGTCCACGCTGTGTATACATTACTGTAAGATCTTTCTGATAATCTTTCTCTGTATACTTATCAGAAAATCCGGTTTCCTCTACATAGTTTTTGGTCTTGGCAATCTGTTCTTTATTTTCCGCCAAAACTTCATCGATCTTTGTAGTTGCTTTACATGCCATAACAGTGGTTACAATAGTACCTCCGACTCCAGCGATCACCAAAATTTCTGGAGCGTGCTTTTTCATT